AGTCTGAAAGGAGTCTCTTTACGTCGTCTTCTGTGCCGCCGTCATTGTCAGCAATGGTGGCCTTGAGCATCGTGTGAAGGATGCGCTTCTGTCCCTGGCTCAGCACCTTCAAGTCAAAGTTTGTGCGGTTGTCAATCATGGTGTGGACAGCCACTTGGTCGCCGTACTCTTTACGGAAATGCTTCTTGAGCAAGAACTCGTTGGCCCGTAGCTTGGCATTGGCTGCCCGTGGGTCGTCGAGCTCTGCCACGTCCTCTACGTTCTGAAGCCATCGCTTCTCGTGGTCGGCGCGTGCCTTGGCAAAGTCTAGGGCGAACTGTTCATAGCGTGGGTCGCCTTCGTTGCCTGCTCTGATCCACTTATAGAGTGTGTTGACAGGGATGCGGACACGGTTGGCAATCTGAGTCACAGAGGGAGTGTCGATGGCTTCCGCGCAGATACGGTCAGCCAGCATCGGAGAGAACTCCGAGCGGTAGCGGGGCGGCTCATCCCATCCTCTGCGGTTGCTTAGTTTCATCCCTACTGCACTCCGGTCACCGACAGAAAGAAATTGCAGTCTATGTTTGTTGGGTCAATGATTGCACCAGTGCTCAGATCGTAAATCTTGACAGTACAATAAGCCACATGAGCCGCAGCTACGGTGATGAAGTGATCGTTGCTCGCGCTGGAGCTAACCCCAAGCGCGATGTACTGCGTGTTCGAGTAAACCGTGTCGAAATAAACGTCTACGCGATTGGAGTATGCCGTTGTGGCATCGGAGTCGATGCCTGTCCCGCCCGTTGCTTCCGTCGCCGTGCCGCTGCTAACGCTAATCTTGCCGAGCACCTGTGGGACCAAGGGCTCTATGGCGTCGATCGAAGTCTCCGCCCACGTAAGCCACTGGCCAAAGCTGTTGAGGATCCAGTTCCACCAGTGTGCAGGAGGTCGCTCACTGACCAGCCACCCCGCTGCTTCTTTGGCGCCGCCGGGGTCCACAGCGCTTCCGCCTGATGCCCAGTCAAGTATTCTGTCTGTTGGTTTCGTTGCCATTGCCTATGCCGCTCCTGACAGCATCCCGCCGTCGTAGTAGTCGATAAGTGTCATCAGGTCGTCATCATCGAACGTTGCCCACTCATCACGCACGTCTATATCAAGCGTGAATGTCCCGGTGTTGTCTGTTACGCCCGTGACGTAAACCAAGTAAGTCGCAGTCGTTTTCTGAACGCTAAGGATGCTGCCGGTAAGCGCGGCCAGCCATACGCTTTTGTCACTGGCAGCAATGTCATTGTCGTGGATGTAGAGCTCTGTGGCTAGTGTTGGATCTGCATGGTTCAGCCGAAACTCCGTAGACAACAGCCCAGCCAGCACAATAGCCGCAGCGTCGTACCGCCACGTAAACCCGGACGGCACAGTGGCCAGCCCAAGTGCGTTGCTGGTTTCCACCGCTGCGCCCTGGCTCGAGAGCCGGAACGTGTCCGCGTCATCTGCCAGCGAGTAAACAAAGAGCATGTCCGTGGTGGCTGACACCGCCCGCCTGAGCTTGGCGCCAATGGTTGCCGGGTCCTGGGTGAGTACGTGATCGACAGGCCGCAGGTAAAGCGCCTTCGGGTAGAGCTCGTACATCTCGTAATCCGCCGTCGCCATCTCGATGAGCAGTTGCGCGATGGTCAGAATCTCTTCAGCCGTTCCAAGGCTACGGAGCACGGCAAGCTCTGCCTTGAGTTGCTGCCGGTAGTCATCGTCCGAGAGCCCGCTGCGAAACTGATTCGTAATCCGCCCTAGACCGTCTAGTCTGTCCCCGGTCATCTGGTCGATGTCGCGCTCTGGCAGCATCGGGTGCGCAGCGTCCTCGAACGCTTGAACTTGAGCCAGGTAACTCGTCGCCAATGCCAGCAGGTTGGGTGAACCCTGGAACTGGTCGAGCAGCCTTGAAAGGCCGAGCTCTGTGATCTGTTCGTTCTTGTCACTCATGGTGTGCTTGTTACGTCAACGTCCCCCGCTGCAATGGTGGCAAGCTGCCGTGATGAGATGACTAGTTCCGTGTTGGGTGCCGGTGTTGCGTCGTCATCAACGAACACGGCGCTAATATCCACGTAATCAACCCCGGTCAAGTCCGCGACCACGTTGATGATGTCGGACGAATACAAGCTGTCTCCAACACGAAGAGTGCGAAGTGCCCAGGCAGCGATGGAGTCTGCCGTGCCCGCGTCGGTGCCGTATGAGCCATCGGGCGTCTTGATCAAGGTGACCTCGACATACGCCGGAACCGTGGTGGGCTCGCTGAATGACACGCTGTGATCGTTGCCGCTTGTGTCCGTGACCGTCTTCGTGGTGTCACCATACGCCTCTGTCCCCGCTGGCTTCGATGCCCATATTTGATCAGCCACTTCTTGGTCCACGAAGTCTGGCGCCGCCTCAGAAAACACCAGCACCTCAATGGCTTTGCCCGGCACGCTCTGCGCGTCGTCCTGTAGCGTCGTGTTCTCAAAGACGGTGCAAGAGTCTACGCCGGTCACCGTCAACATGTCTGCCCGGATGGCATCCACTGTGCTTGCCCCAGCAATGGCGAGTGCCTGCTCGCGCCTGATGCGCAGCTCGCTGTCCGTCTCTTCGGCTACGCCGCGCTCGTAGTCGTCCAGTATTTCGATCTCATCAAGCCCAGAGACAGGAGTGGAGATGACTAGGGTTAGATCGGACAGGTGGGCCACGGTTGCGGGCCCCGCTGTGACCGCACGCATGGTCACCTGTACGTAGTCGGGCGTACCGTGCTCTACGATGTCTGCGTCCGCTGTGGTTTCAAAGAGGCTGTCAGGGTCGCCGTCCGGGTATCCCTTGGTCCCCGCAGGAACAGTGGTCCCCACCGTGCCCTCGAGGCGCACATCAAGCTCAGCCTTGGTGGCTTCCTGCCGGATGGCTCCGGTGAGCGCGGAGACATAGCTCAAGCTCTGCCCGCTGGCCGTGTCTGGGTAGGCGGACTGGTAGATTTCCTCGAGCAGCTCCCACGCTTCGGCAAGGGCTGCGCCATAGACTCCGTTGAGTTGGCCTAGGATGCTGTCGGCTTCCGTATTTATGTCGGCGTCGATGTTTGCGACTTGGTTTGATGCCATATCGTCAATGATTTCATCGACATCCTTAATCGTGATTCCGGTACTTGTGAGGCCAGCCATTAGATTTCCACTATGAATGGTGAGAACACGAGCAGTTCACCCGTGTCCATTGTTGCAGTGAAACTGATCGTGAGAGCCCGCGTTGACTTGTCGAGCGTCAGCTCAATCGTCGGCACCGTGCTGATGCGGGGCGTGCCAAGTATCGCAGTCCGAAACAATGAACGCACCAAGTCGAGGTTAGGATTCTTGATGTACACATTTAAGAAATATGGGATGCCTTGACGCAAATCCAAGAACCAAGACTCGTAGAAAAACAAGCACCGGATGCGCACCTGCTGCTCGATGGCCGCCTCGTCCGTGATCAGGTTGAGACGGTGCCCAGTCAGGTCCAGGTCCCCGCTCTGGCCGCTGTAGTTTAGTGCGATGTCACTCATTCGCTTGCTTTCACAGTGTCAGAGCCAACCACTACGGCGGCAGCATTTGCTGGCCTGTAGCTATTGGACCCAGTGAGGGTTTGCCCGCCGCCGCCGTCAACGCCTCCCGCAACAGAGTCCAGCGCCAGGCTGACCTTTATAAACTCGGCAGCCACTAGGTTCTCCAGCGCGATAAACCGCCTGGTCCCGCTGTCCCCGAGCTCCATTACGCTTGCGTCAAAGTCGCCCGGTGCTTCCAGCGTGCTGCTGTTTGGGTACAGGTTGACTGGGTGGAACGTGGCACCGCTCATGGTGAACCGTCGGAGGTCGCCGGGGTCCATGCGGTTCCCCTGGTTACGGAAAGCATCCAGCGAATATTTTGTGCAGACAACCAAACCGAACGACCCCGTTTCAATCGGAAACGTGATTGACCACGATCCACTTCTAGGAAAAAGGACTGGCACGTTGTCAATGTAGGCAGACCCGTCTGGGACTTCCTCGTAGTTTGTTTTGCCATCTCCTCCCACCCACGTTTCCACAAACTGTGGTTCGAGCCTCACTGTGTTGTCGCTGCTGCTCCATCCAAGAACCTTGGCGGGGAAGGACGTTTGATTTTGCACCTCGTGGCGCTCAATCTGGCTACGGATATAGGTGCGAAGTAGCGGCGTACTCATCCCAGCACCTCCCCTCGCTTCTCTTCGTGCTTTTCGTAGGGGCCTTCGACTATGCCTTCGATCTCGATGTTGAAGTCGTCACCATACAAGCTGCCAGAGTACACGGCCCGCTCCACCACATAGGTGGCATTTGCATAGCCGCCTTCGTAGTCCAGCTTGATGGGGGAGCCAGGGAACACGTTAGGCAGAAGCCGATGGTTCAGTGTCAGGACGCCTTCGTTGTCTACGTATGGGTATCCGATGAGTCCGGTGGCAGGACTCATCTCTGTCAGCGTAGCTCCGGCCAAGGCCTCCCCCGGAGCCAACACCGTGACCTCTCCATCCTGCGAACTGATGCGAGCTCCACGTCCACTGGCCAACGCGCTGATTTCATCCATCACGTACCCGCGAATGGTCAACCCGTTCTTGAGGCGGTCTGGGAGTCCGTTTGGCTTATTGATGTTTGTAATGTTGCCGACGTTGCCAGCACCAAGCCCGCTCTGCTCCTGAAGCCACCTAAACACTGCCGCCGTCGTGGTGTTCTTGCCGAAGTGCTTGGTCACAAACTTCTTAGACGCTACTCCGCCGTCGTCTGCTTCGATCTCAGTCATCAGAACCGGCGGCTCTCTTCGGTGACGCACAGTCCGCACATCGCCTTT